CTTCCGATCTTGATGCCGGAGGACTGTTTGCCTGACGGTGTGTCGATGGAGGATATTTCGGAGTCGTGGGCGGAGTTCAACGGTGTGATAGTGTTCAGGCCGTCGAAGAGCGGACAGTTGCCGCAACAGGTTGCGAACAATTCAACCAACATAGGCATAGCGGAGTTGCTTAACGTGCAGCTCAAATTCTTTGAGGAGATAAGTGGTGTGCAGGGTGCGTTGCAGGGCAAGAGCGGTTATAGCGGTACGTCGGCGGCGTTGTATGCGCAACAGACGCAGAACGCTACTACGTCGTTGCTGGATTTGTTGGAGAGTTTCAGTAGCTTTATTTTGGACGCGGCTAACAAGGACGTGAAGAACATGCAGCAGTTTTATGACAACAAGCGTGTGTTTAACATTGCGGGCAAGGCGCGTGAGATTGTGGAGTATGACCCGGAGAAAATACGTGATGTGGATTTTGACTTGTCTATTACTGAGTGTACGGACACGCCGGTTTACAGACAGGCTGCAAATGAGATTTTGATGCAGTTGTATCAGTCGCAGGCTATAACGGTTGAGATGTTGTTGGAGAATGGCGATTTCCCGTTTGCGGATTCGTTGTTGCAGAGCATTAAGAGCAACAAGGTGGCTATGGAGCAGGGGCAACAACCGCAGGCTTTGCCACAGGAGGCTGTGCAGCAGGCGCAGAACAGTGCGGATATGGATACGGTGAACAGGCTTTATGATGCGATGAGGGGTGATGCAGTGTGAGAGATTGGAGTGTAAGCGACATAATTGGCGAGAATGACAGGCGGAACGCTGAGATTTTCGCCAAGTTCAACCCTATAACGGGCGAAGGCTCAATAGGGCGGCGGGTGCGTGTGGAGATAGTGGATTACCCTATACCGGGGCAATGGCTGCCCGAGCCAATGTTGCGTGTGCCGCTTGTCAAGAAATTGCGTAAGGCGGGCAGTGTTGCGGCGTTGCTGCATAGTATGGGTGCTGATGACACGGAGGGCAACCGGAACAAGGTGGTGCAGCTGTTTGTAAGGATACGTTGCCGTTACGACTTTGCTTTTTGGGCGGCGATGTTTGTTTTCATAAAGAAGAAAGGCGGCGGAGAGGATTGTCTGTTTCGCCTTACACGTCCCCAACGGCGTTTTGTAGAGCGGCTTGAAGCGTTAAGGATTGCAGGCAAGCCTATACGTATTATATTGCTCAAAGCGCGTCAGTGGGGCGGCAGTACGACATCGCAATTATATATGGCGTGGTTGCAACTTGTGCATCGCACGGGCTTGAACTCGCTTATAATAGCTCATCAGGGTAGCGGTTCGGACGAGATAAAGAGTATGTTTGACCGTATGATAGGCAATTACCCGTTGTGGCTGTTGCATCAGGCGGGGGAGGTTTATGACGAGAGAGAGCCTAAGATTGTGGGTGTGGGTCATTCGGGGTCGATAAGCCGTGTGCCGCAGCGCAACTGCAACATTAAGATTGGTACGGCGGAGCGTCCGGACAGTTGCCGTGGTGGAGACTATAACCTTGTGCATCTGTCGGAGGTTGGTGTGTGGAAAGCGACGGACGGAAAGAAGCCCGAGGATATTGTGCGTTCCGCTTGTTCGGGTGTGCTTGACAGACCTTATACTATGATAGTGTATGAGAGTACGGCGAATGGTACGGGCAACTTTTTCCATAGAGAGTATATTGCGGCAAAGAGTGGGCGTTCGCAGTTTGACGCGATGTTTGTGTCGTGGTTTGATATTGACTTATACCGTACTCCTTTTGCAGACAAGGGGGAGGCGGAACGGTTTGCGGCAAGCCTTGTAGCGGGGAAAGACAGTGAGGCTATATTGTCGGACAGGGAGGAATGCGGGCGTTATCTGTGGTGGTTATGGGAGAAGGGTGCAACTCTTGAAGCTATAAAGTGGTATATCGAGGCGCGGAAGAAATACAATGATCATGGGGCTATGGCTGCCGAGTTTCCTTCGGACGACATAGAGGCTTTCGTTCATTCCGGGCGAAGAGTGTTTGACAAATACAAGGTTGAGAGGATGCGTCCTATGTGCAAACCGGCTCAATATATGGGCGAACTTGTTGCTGATGGGGACGAGGGTGCAAAGGCGTTTGAGAATTTACGGTTTGATGCTGACACGCAAGGGCGGTTGGCTGTGTGGAACATGCCGGAGGCTGACGGGAACGGAGAGGTTGTGAAAGACAGGTATCTTGTTAGTGTCGATGTTGGCGGAAGGTGGGCGAAAGCCGATTGGAGTGTGGTGTGTGTGTTTGACCGTATGCTTATGATTGACGGTGGCAGTCCGTGTGTTGTGGCGCAATGGTACGGCCATACTGACATTGATATATTGGCGTGGAAAGCGGCACAGATAGCGAGGTGGTACAACAACGCGCTGCTTGTTATAGAGAGTAATACTGTGGAGAGCAAGGAGGCGGTTACGGAGGGCGACCAGTCGCTGTTTATCCTTAATCAGATTAAAGCTGTGTATGACAATCTGTATGCGCGGGAACAGAGCGAGGAGGATATAAAGGAGGGCCGTCCGCGCAAGTATGGTTTCCATACGAACAAACAGACTAAGGGCGTTATAATATCGAACCTTATAAAGGTTATAAGGGAGAAGATGTATGTGGAGAGGGATAGCCGTTGCTTGGACGAGTATATAAACTATGAGCAGAAACAAAACCTTTCGTATGGTGCTATACCGGGCGAGCATGACGATATGCTTATGACGCGGGCGATAGGGCTGCATATTTGTTTCAACAAGATGCCGTTGCCGAGGATTGTCAAGAAGTCTGCGTTTGTTGTGCAAAAGAAAAAGACTGTTTCGGCTGCAACATTATAGTCTGTGTGATTTATATCTTTATAAGTTTGCTTATATGGAAACTGTTTTCTATTTTTGCTTTTGTAATTCTGCAAAAGCATGGGACAGAAAGTTATAAAATTAATAATGAGCGATGAGGCCAAGGACTTTGTAAGGGAGCAACCCGAAAAGGTAAGGAAGAAGATAGCGTACAATATCCGCAGGCTTGAAAGTGGCGTTGTGGACAAGGTGTTATTTGAGAAATTGGGGAGTACTGATATATGGGAATTGCGGACGCTCTTCAATGGTATGTGTTACCGCCTTTTTGCTTTTTGGGACACGGAAACAGAGGCATTGGTTGTGGCTACTCATGGTATAGTAAAGAAGACGCAGAAAACTCCTAAGAAGGAGATAGCAAAAGCAGAAGCGATAAGGAAAGAGTATTTCAATGAAAAACGATAATTATATGGCTAAGATGAATTTTACCCCCGCAGATGATTTGGTAGATGAGATTTGGGGAAAGGTTGGCACTCCTGAAAGGGACGCAATGGAAGCCCGGGTTAAAGAGGAATTGCAGGCTTATTATGTTGGCGAGGCGATAAAGGCGGAACGGCTTAAACAACGTCTGACGCAGGAAGAGTTAGGGGCTAAGGTTGGCGTAAAGAAGTCGCAAATATCCAAACTTGAAAGTGGCAAATGTGTGATAACGCTCCCAACAATGAGTAAGGTATTCAAGGCTTTGGGTTTTGGTTCTGCCTCTCTTGATTTGGGAATAGGCGGTAAGGTGGCTTTGTGGTAAACACAAACGGAATGGAACTATATGGGAGGGCGTGAGACGCTCTCCTTTTTTTGTGTGATTACAGATATGGAGTTCCTGATTTTTTCTTTGCGTCTTTGGCTTTGCATATCATAATCTTAACCGACCCGGGGCTAAGATAGAACTTGGGGGCGGGTTGTGCCACTACTTTGGCGCATATTACGCTTATTGGCAGTTCCGGGTGTTCCTGCTGCATGGCGATGACGCGTCGGTATATTTCGCGGAACATCTCTCGCTTTGACGGGCGCATCTTTTTGAGTATGTTTTCACCGCGCATCAGTTTAGAGACAATGACGGAGGCTCTTACTTCGGACACCCAAAAACGTTTTGCCGGCATTTCGGCAATGTGCTTGTAGGCTTCGGACATTACGATTCGGCCTATATTGGCTATGTATTCTTTGTATGCCCTCATCAAATCGGCAAGACGTGCCTTGTTGTATTCGATTAGCGACCCTCTTTTTTTCATAAATCGTTTTTACAAAAATACTTTTCGCTTGTAAAAAGATAAACAACGCGTGAGGGTTCGGAAGTCTATATTTGCGATATGAAATTAGTGGAAAGTATATAAAAATTAAACTATATGGCGGAAAATCAAGAGGTTAAGACTAAGCGCGACTTGCTACTTGAAAGGATGCGCGAGAAATATCCCGACAAGAACTTTGATGATGACGAGGTTTTAAGTGGGCAGATTTCAGACGATTACGACAGTTACGACAAGGAATTGGGCGAGTTGAGAGACCGCGAGAAGCAAATCAGCGACATGTTTACAAGGGACGGGCGTAGTGCTCAGTTCCTGCTTGACTGGAAAGAGGGTGCTGATCCGTTTGTGGAACTTGTAAGACGGTTTGGTCCTGAGGCGTTGCAAGACCCTGACAAGTTGGCGGAGGCAAGCAAGGAGTATGCTGACAAGGTAACGGAGGCGGCCAAGTATGAGGAGCAATACAATGCGAACATGGACGAGACGCTTGCTACTCTTGACGGTTTGCAGAAAGATGAGGGCCTGACAGACGAGGACATAGACAAGGCTATGGCTTTTCTTGTGGGCATAATGAAGGACGGTTTGCTTGGCAAGTTTACACCCGAGAGCATTCACATGGCATTGAACGCTATAAACCACGACAACGATGTGGACAATGCGATGCAGGAGGGTGAGGTGAAAGGCAAGAATACCAAGATTAACGAGAAGTTGCGCAGAATGAGAGACGGCGACGGTATGGCTAATCTTGCGGGTAAGAACTCCATACCTCAACCACAGAACAAGGCGCGTAGCGTGTTTGACATAGCAAAAGGATACTAATATAAACCATTAATAGGAAGATAAGATGTTTGTAATTACGAGAGACTTATTGGAAAATCCCCGTTATGCGGGGGTGATGTTTGACGACCCTGTAACCGACGGTGCAGAGGTTGTGAAGGTAACAACCGGCAGTGTTGCAACCCAAACCGGAACGGCGGGCTTGAACACTCAGGTGGGCGGGCAGCCTACTACTGTAAGTTCGGCTGCTGACGCAACTGGCGGTATTGGAGCTGGCAACTTTGTGCAGCCCGACATTGACGAGGAACTGTTTCGCTTTCAGGGCGAGGATACCCCGTTGATGCAGTTGATGCTCAAAGCCAAGAAGATTAAGGTAAACAGCCCGGAGGTTATCCACTACATGCTTGATGAAGAGAGGGCAAGTTTCTACACTACCGCAGCCCTTACTCCCAATGCGAAGGGAAGTTTGAGTGCGCAGTTGCCTGTTGGTACTGACGATGCAGGTATGGTAGACGCTCCCGACACATTGCTGGTCAAGGGTGTGAAAGGTTATGAGGCTGACGGTGCTACCGAATCGGGAATGCCGTTGATGCTTGTTGTAACCGGGGTTGACGCTACTACCGGGTATCCTGTTGTTAGAGCCGTGAACGGCAAGAAGAACAACAAGAACGATGCTTACAGCCTTTTGCCTACTATTCCGGCTGGTACTAAGGTTATTGTGTTGAGCAACACTCTTTACGAAACTCAGAAGAAGGTTAAGCCCTCGTCTGTTGTTCCCCGCCCGATGCAACTTTATTTGCAGAAGCGCGGTATGAACCACGTGGTGAGCGACTACTTCGATGCACAGAAGAAAGCTATTCCGTTTGCAGACGCGCTTATTGCGGAGCAGGAAATCAAGAACTTCAAGATACGCGGCAACCGTACCCTTTGGGCAAGTTGTGCAGGCAAGTTCAAGGTAGACACTCCCGAAGCAGGTATGCAGTATGCCTATACCACTACCGGCGTGCGTTGGCAGTTCAAGAAAGAATTGAAGCACACTGGCAAATGGACCATTGAAGAACTCATTGCGCTTGCAAAAATGGGCTACACTGGCGAAGACGTGCCAAGTTCGTTGTTACTTCTTGCGGGCAAGAACCTGCTTGAACAGATACAGTGTATTGATTACAGCAAGCACCCGGAGGTTAAGATTGAGACTAAGCACAATCCTGCCGGTTGGGAGGTAACAAGTATCCACACTGTGTTTGGCGACATTCAAATCAAGCACGAGCCTACTTTGAACCGTCTTGGCTGGAGCAACAGCGGTGCGTTGATTGCACAGGACCGTCTTGTGCATTACGTGTACAGAAACGAAAGTCAGTTCAACGATGACGTGGAAGGCGAAGAGGCTAAGCGTAGCGGTATCCTTGTATGGGACGGTTTGGCTTTGAAAGGCAGCTGTCATATTTGGATTGACGGTGATGATGCAGTAGGCACACAGAGTGCAGACGAAGCGAAGAAGTACTTGATTTGGAACGAGAGTACCATTAACGGTGCTGATATGACCGAGGGTTATGTGTATTACCTGCTTTCGGATACTACCGGCACTAACGGCGACACAGCGGCTGCATCCAAGGTTTACCGTGCAGGCACTATGATTGGCGTTAAGGATAAGGTAATCTTTGTTTACTCCGGCGAGTTCGGCGCGTAAACTTTATAGTAGATCATAATCGAACCATAGCGGCGGGGGCGCAACTAACGCCGTCCGCCGCCTTGGTTTATATAAAAAAGTAAGAATCATGACAAGAAAGACATACGGAATAAACGGACTTATAGAATATCTCGGCACTTTCTATGCCGGCTCGGCGAAATTCAGTGCTACATTCACTGGCGGCACATTTACCGGTTTGGGAATGAAGCCTGCCGTGTACGCGACTGAGAACCCTGTGAAACAAGCTATAATAGAGAACTCTCCCGAATTCAAGAGCGGGCGCATATTCCTATATTCGCAGGAAGGCGAGAGTGAGGAGGCAACAGCCGAGGAATCCTCGGTAACTGAGGAAGCAAAGGTTTTGCGTGTTGAGGTGAGCGACTTGCAGGCAGCCAAGGATTATCTGGTAGAAAACTATGGGGCGGCACGCGGCTCGTTGAAGTCGAAGCAGTCGATTATAGACACGGCAAAGGCCAATGGTATAGAATTCGAGGGTATCTGACAATGGAATACAATCTTGCCGACATTGTGGGCGACACGAAGGTTGCCCTTGATTTGAACGTGGACAGTACGCCGCTTGCTGACATTGGCGATGTAAACACGCTGACTCTTGACGAGATAATCGAGAGCAAGGTTGCCGAAGCCGTGAGGAGAGTGGAGGAGACTGCACCTACTCATTTGCTTGACAAAGGGGAAGAGATAGGCGGCACTGTGGTATGGAACAGCGACAAGTCATCGGGCTATATAATGTTGCCCGATGACTTTATGCGTCTTGTATCGTTCAAGATGAGCGACTGGCACCGTCCTCTTTTTGCTGCTATAACGCCTGAAAGTCCTGAATACGCTTTGCAGTATTCTCCGTTCCCCGGTTTGCGCGGCAACCCACAGAAGCCCGTGTGTGCCTTGGTTATGCACAGCGACGGAATGGCTTTGGAGTTTTTTACGTGCAAGGACGACGGGCAGACTGTGGCGCAAGCGCAATACATAGGTATGCCCGAAGTGGAAGACGGCAAGATTGAGATATGTCCCAAATGTTACAGAGCCGTGGTTTATATGGCTGCATCGTTGACAGCCGCAACGATTAACGACAGCGACAAAGCGGCTGCGATGTCGGCTTTGAGCGAAGCATCATTAAAATAGAAGTTATGAAACGCAAGAATTACAACAGCGATTTTTCAATTATACTTACGCCGAAGTCGATAGGCGGTGAGTCTTTGTCTGCATTTCCCGAGTGTGATATAAGGCTTGTGTTTGAATGTGGAGGAAAAAAATATATATGTGCGAGGGAGAGCGGGAAATACATAAACTCATCTCTTAACGATGACGGCACTCTGACGTGTATCTTTGACAACCACGGGCTTTTGCCCGGCGTTATGAAGATGTCGGGGAGTATAACATTGCCTGACACGTCGTATCCTGACGGGAACAAGCGTATAGCGATACCTGTGCGCTATATGGATATAGAGTTGACCAACGCGGGGAAAGATGATGCTGCGGAGTTTTCGGTGGATTTGATTATGCCCTTTGCCATTATAACCGCTTACCAAATGGCAGTCAGTGCAGGATATACCGGCACGGAAGAAGACTGGATAAAGCTAATGATGCAAGGGACGGAGATTAAGGACAACTTGTCGATAGACAGTTTGGAAACGAAGCAGATAATCAATACCGGCAATATATATAATGGTGGCAATATCCTGACCAAGGACTTGAAGGTAACGAACAAAGGAACGTTCAAGGACATTGAGGTAACAGGCACGATGAAGGTTTTGGATCTTGATGTGCTTGAAGCCAAAGTTGGCGGCGGCGTGGTGGTTTATAGTGTGGGCAGTGCCAAGATAGACAGCATAGAGGAGATCAAGGACACAAGCGGGAATGTAACCGGGTGGAAATGTTACCAGCTTGCGAAAGACACGGACGGCACGTATGTGAGGCAGATGCTCAGACAGAATGACTTGGCTATATGCGCAACGGGCAATACAGGCAAGGGACTTTCGGACGGCGGCATAACGCGTGCATGGTGGCGTAAGATAACCAGTGTAACCTCTACGCCGGAGACAAGTGCGACAGACGGCAAGGAGTATATATCGTTCTCTATATCGAAAGCCGACTGTGTGTCGGGAAGCGCGACGCCACAAGCGGGAGATGAACTGTATGTGCTTGGCAACACGAGCGACAGTCTGAGACAGAATGCCATTGTGGTATGTGCGTACAAGCGTTTTTATGATACAGACCTTGGCGCGCCTTATATAGCGCAATACAAAGGCATAAACGATTTTGACTTGAAAAGCCACAGAGTGTCGTGTATAGGTTGGGACACCAACGAGAAACCGTATAATCACCTTACCGGCAACTTCACCGTAACGCGGAACGATGACATAGACACTCCCGTTGTGCGCGACCTTGGGGAATGGAAAGCCGGGACATACTATTACTACGACAGAGTGAGCTATAACGGCAACTTGTATCTCATGACGAACAAGACTGCAGGGACTACAACGGGAGTGCCTGGTGTTTCATCAGACTGGACGTTACAAGTTTCGAAGGGAGATAAAGGAGAGAACGGTGCGAGCATAAGCATAAAAGGCAATGCTATAATGCACATTGAAAATGCGACAGACATAGACACGACGATAGACGGCTATATCCTTTGTGATGTAGGAACGCAGTATTCGCCTGCCGTGTGTATAGTGAAAGACAACAGCTATTCAAGCGAGATACAGCCCTCGGTTGGGGACGGCTATGTTACATCGTTGGACGGAGGTCATCTGTGGACAGCGGGCGGTTTAGGCGAGGGCTGGACTGATTGTGGCGTTATAAAAGGCGAGAAAGGAGACAAGGGCGACAAAGGCGACACGGGAGACAAAGGAAGCAAGGGCGATAAGGGAGACCCCGGTACGGACGGTTCTGATGGTAAGGACGGAATAGACGGCAATGACGGAGCGGACGCAGAGATTTACATTCTTGTGCCCAATACGGAGAGTGTGAGCCTTGGAGCGTCGGGCAGCGTAAGCGGCAAACTCGACTACACCGCATATCTTTACAAAGCGAACACTTATACGGTGCAGACATTGTCGGACACTTTGTATTGGCGTTGGAAGACGGAGAAAAGCACGGACGGCTGGCACGATGTGAAAGCAGCGGGGGCAGTAACGATACCTTCTTATACGTTTGAGAGCGACAAGAGCGACTGTATTGTTGTGGAACTCATAAAGGATTACGCCAAGGCAGACACGCGCATAGTAAAGATAACGGTATCCAATGATGCGTTTCTTGAAGTGAACACGGAAATGGGCACAATAAAGATGACGGCACAGGCAGCGAGCGACACGGCAACCGAGGCAAAGACTTCGACCGTTGCATTGCAGGGCGAGATGGCGAGCATGAGCACCAAGGTAGGCAACGTGGAAGCGGAGATGTCTACAAGCGTTGTGAAGAAAGACAGCGGTGGCTATATATCGAACGCAAAGATAAAGGCGGACAATATAATATTGCAGGGTTACGTTACGGCAAACCAAGAGTTTAAGATAGACGAATGGGGAAACGTAAAGACAGGCACGCAATACGGTGTAACGACAAGCAAGTATATCGTAGAGGACAAGAGCAACCTAATATTCACGAGCGACACGGCGGTAACGCTACCCAACGACAAGGAATATATAGGGCGAAAGATTATCATAATGTCGCAACCTCGGCATACGAGTGCTGGCGTTGTGGTTGACGCGAGCGGCAACGCGATAACGGACATATCAAGCCTACCGAAAGTAGAAATAACCACTGGCGAGGTGTTCGTGAAAGGCGTGTACGGGATAAGCACGCAGGACGGAGCGAGCGCGCCGAGCGTTGTGATAGAACAGGCTGACGACAGCGACAGCCCGATGTGGGGCGTGAAATGGTTTGGCGGCAACTGCATGTTCACACAAGGAAGTAACTACATGCAGCCGTCGAAACTGACACTTCGGGGCGGCTATATAGAACTTTTGGGCGTGAGCTACAGCGTTTTGCGAGTGTTCAGAGCGCAAACGGGATTACTGAACGACGAGTATTTCCGCGTACACATGGCACGCGTCGGCGATGACGGAGTGGTTACTACATCAGAGCCGTACAGCACGGTAAAGACCATTTCGGACACTGACGCGAGCAACGGCACAATAGACGTGTTGACTGGTACGCAGACCTCTGACGCATGGGCAAGCACGAGTGAGATGTGTATGTGGACAGTGGTCAACGTCAATGCGGCGGAACTAACAAAAGGGCTTAGATAGATATGAGGAGAGTAAACTACAACAGCGACTTCACGGTGCGCCTTACGCCTACCGATGCATACGGCAACGAACAAATATTGCCCGATTATGACTTTGACCTCGTGTTCACTTGCGGCGGGCACGAATACGTATGCTCCCGGAAGGGCGGCGAGTATTGCAGGTGCAAGGAAGAGGACGGCAACATAGTGTGCATATTCGACAACCACGGACTATTGCCCGGGGTGCTTTACCTTACGGCGCGGTTCTATTCGCCCAACATCCTATTCCCCGACGGCACACAGCTGCTCACCACGGCACAGAGGGCGTTGAGCGTGGAACTCGTAAGATGCGATGAAGACGATGCCACGGACTTTGACGCCGAAGTAACGATGCCCTATGCAATAATCACGGCGTATCAGATGGCGGTGAGTGCTGGCTACACTGGCACGGAGCAGGAGTGGCTCGAGATGATGATGGGCGCGACAAAGATTGACATACGCCAGACGGAGGGCGACAGCACAACGGCGGTGATGAGCCAAAAGGCTACCACTGACGCGCTGGGCGAAAGGGACGCGGCGTTGCAGGAATACATAGACAAGATGAGGGCTGAACTCCTTGAAGTGTACTGTATGATACTTGTGGGCGACAACCCTGTGCTTGTGGGCGGAGAGAACACTTATACCATACAGGCACAGGCAACCGAGACGCCTGACACCCTCACCATATCGCGCAACGGCACGGTGATAGCAAGCACGACGGAAAGCAAGACACTTGTGTTTGGCGAAACTCCTGCACTCACCGAGCGTGGCACGATAACATACTCAGTCGAAGCCAAGATTGGCACAACCACGAAGCGCGCCGAGGCCAAGATAAACGTAGTGCTGCCCATATACTTCGGTGCAGGGGCGGCAGCGCGCGACGTGATGACAGACGGCAACAAACTTTCCGCACGCACAGAGCCGAAAGGGACTTACACCATTACCGTTCAGACAAAGGGCGATTACGTGTGGCTCATACTCCCCGACGACATGGAGTTTAAGGGCGCGGAACTCGGCGGCTTTCAGTTCCCCATGAGCAAGAAAGACGTGTATGTGAAAGACTACAACGTGTTCCGCTCCGACCTTGCATATCTCGCTGGCGATATGGAAATAACACTTCTATAAAAAAAAGAAACAACGATGCGCATCACAGAACAAACACACCTGTATGTTCCTGCAAAACGCTCCGAGAAGATTTCAAAACGCTCCGAGGACTTTGCAGCCTTGCCGCATCACATTACGGAAAACTCACGCCGTCCCTTTTGGTGGATAATGCAGGGGGGGTATTAAATAAATCAACTTAAAAAACAGAAACTATGGCAACTACTATCAAAGTGGGCGGACAGTTTGAAAGCGTTGCGGTGGACGAGAAACTCGTCGACGCGGCGCAAGTGAAGGACAGTTCGCGAGAAAACCTAAGTCAGAAAGACATCAACGCGGAGGTGCAGACAGCCCTCTCGAACAAGGCTGACAAGGAGAGCTATGTGCAACTTAAAATCACTGGCACGGCCATTGCGCATTACTCTTTGGCAACTTCTGTGCCCACTACTACAAGTGGCTATTATTTGGCCGACACTAATCTTTCAGGCTCTACTCACAGGGTGATTGTGATAGTGGCTGGCGGTGCGGTTGTGAACGAGCTAAGTCCGTCTAACGGAGACACGTACATCACTACTTCGGACGGTCATCTTTGGGCTGCAACTGCGAACAACACTACGGCTTGGACTGACTGCGGTCAGATTAAAGGAGACCAAGGTGCGCAAGGAGAACAGGGAGAGCAAGGAGAGAAAGGCGATAAAGGGGACAAAGGTGATAAAGGAGACAAGGGAGACCAAGGAGAGCCTGGTGTGGACGGAGCACAGACTGTGGTGCAGACTACTGGAACGTCTACTACTTCGGTTATGAGCCAAGCA